CTGCTCAAGTATCTTCAGGAGCGTCATAGAGTTCTAACTGGTGAAGTGACTTTTGAGTTTGAGAACAAGCAAGAATTCGACGATGTTGTCAATGATAGCGAGTTCAGCCTTAAATTTGGCTTAGGCGGAACAAACAGCGCCCTGTTCAAATATTGCAAGTGGGAGAAAGTCGGCTCACCCACCAAGATTGAAGACTTGGTTTCTTTGAAGGCGCCGTTTGTTGCGAGAGACATTGTCATAAGCTAAGGAGGTGACTGAGGTGAACAAAGCAATTCTCTTCATTGCTCTGGCTGTGGCTTTCCTGCTCGGCTCCGTCTCAACGTTTGCCGTTATGGAGTGGAGCCAGCGCGTTCACAACGTTGCCCGAGTCAAAGTTGTGGGTGTGGGCATTTACAAGGACATCAATTTCACAGTATCCGTCACCGAGATTGACTGGGGCATAATAGAGCCCGGTGAAAGCAAGAACTTCTCAGCCTACATTGTCAACGAGAGCAATGTACCATTGACTTTGACGATTCGTACAGAAAACTGGAGCCCGCTGAATGCCAGCTCCTTCATGACATTATCATGGGATTACAATGGGACTCAAATAAGCGTGGGCGGCTCGGTTCCCGTCACTTTGACGCTTCAGGTTGCTCAGACAGTCTCAGGGATTGAGAGCTTCAGTTTTGACATCGTAATTGTCGGAGTGGGTTAAGGATGAGCGTTGAAGTCAAGACACTGGAAGGCTTCGGTCGGGACGCCGCTTTGCGTAGAAAATGGATGCGCATGTGGGAAGACTTGGGAGAAAGGGTTCTGAAGCTGCCCAAGTGGATGCAGGACATCGTGCTGGAAGACATCAACACAGCCATCAGAAATCGAATCGCAACCATGGAGATGATTCAAAATGCGAAAGGAAGAAATTGAGCTAGACAACCGTTTTGGAGAACAGTATGCTGGACGCTACGTTTTCCAAGAGATCACATGGGCTAAGCGAAGCCGTATCATTCAAAAGCATACGAAGTACCATCACATCACTGGACAAGTCGTAAGCACTGACTTTGTGGCCATCCAAGCTGAGACGATCTGGGCTAGTCTCCGTGAGCAGCCTTCATTGAAGCCCATAAGCCTTGAGAAGTTGCTCGGTGAAGACCAAGGAATTCCCATTGAATTAGGCGAATTGTTCTCTAGGATCGCCAATAAACTCTGTGGCATAACTCCGGAGGAGCAGCGTTTTTTATCCGAGCCATCCGAAGGCAAAAGCCCCATCCCAACCTCATCGAATTCCGACTCTGCAAAGAACTCGGCAAGCTGCCCAGCGAAATCAGGAGAGAATCAGCAAGGGACATCGAGACCTTCATCGTGATTCTGAGCGAGATTGATCGTCAAACCGAGGAGGAAATTGGCAAAGCAAAGCGGGAGGCGCATCATCATGTCCATTGAAATGCAAGTCGACGTATACGGGATTCCTGAACTGCAGCGTAAACTCGACCGCCTAGACCAGAGCATGCGTGGGCGTGTCGATGAGGCTCTGGATTTTGAAGTCTCAGCCATGCAGACGAGAGCTCAGAATCTGGCGCCTAAAAGGACTGGCTATTTGGCTAGCACTATCTTTGCTGAGCGTGTTCGTGAGTGGGCATTCAAACTTGGTGCCAGAGCATCTTACGCCGCTTTTGTTGAATTTGGAACTCGCTTCATGCAGGCTAGACGCTTTCTCAGTCGCGCCCTAGAACTGGGCATGCTCGGTTTAGTGAATCATATCAACCGCGCAATTGACGATGCGATAAGGGAGGCGAGCACAAGTTGAGCTTTCACGAGATAAATGTTGCAATCAAAGCTGAGAACCGTGCAAGCTATGCCTTTCGAACCATCGCTATGGACACGATTCATTTAGCCTACGCTTTCGGAGCCCTTGATTCTCAGACAGGCCGCATGATCACTGGTATTATGACCGCTATACACCTTTTCACTTCTCTGAAAGCAGCTTTGGGAACAACAACCGCTGCTCAGATAGCCCAAACTGTCTCGACTCACATAGCAGCAGCGGCAACTTGGATTTTGAACGCCGCCTTAGCTATGAAAATTGCTTTGTTGACTCTAGGCGTGGGTTTGATTGTTGCGACTGCGGCGTATATGGCTTGGCTGGCGTCGACCACTCGTGATGCTGCTTCTGCCCAGGCAGAGTATAATGCAGAGCTTGAGAAGACGCCCTCTCGGTCGATTAGAAGGGCTGGCGAGGAAGAGTACTATCGGCGAGGAGTTGAATATTGAGCGTAGGCCTGCCTGTTTGCGCGGTTGTGTTCGGGTCTGTGGCGCCTCCGCAGGGCGATGTTGCAGATTTGAGAGTGCATTTGGGCGCCACCGATGAAGTCTCTAGTTTCGAGTGTTTGCTGCAGAATTTTGACAAGAAGTACAGTCCGGGCGGGACTTACCCGATTAATGTGGGCGTTGATGGCAGCATCAGCATTGGGCGAGGAGCTAACTGTCCGCTTGTTGCCACGATAACGGTTGAAGAAATCAAAGCATTGTCAGATTCCCGTAGCGAAAATTACTTGCGTGTTCTGGGGCGCTGTTTGGGAGAACGCCTTTTTCGTCGAGTCGTAACCAAAACGTATGAGAATCAGAAAGGCGAAGCCATTGTCAAGGACCTCATCGACTATTTTGTAGGCCTCAGCCACGTCAGAAATTCGGTTGAACTCGTGGAAAATACCGATACGACCTACACCAAACTCGAGTATGAAAACACGCCTGTCTTTGATATCTTGAAATTCATAGCCAAAAGCGCTGATCTCGCTGGCGTGATAGGATTTGACTTTCGGGTTGCACCTGATGGCAAATTCGAGTTCTTTGCCAAAAACAGCAAAACATCCTCTGTCAGCCTCTCTGAGCGGCTTGACATCAGTGAGTACCGGAAAAGCATTTTCCGTAAGCGTGACAAGATTTTCGTTTATGGCGCCGCAGAGAAGAAGTATCCGTTGAATGGCGATTCTTGGACAGAGACCCTCGACATTAACAATGACACAATCAATGATTGGGTGAGCGGCACAGGAACAGGGAGCGTTTCTCTCGCTACCGACCGCGTGGCTGTTGGAACATACAGCATAAAGCACACGACAAATACCTCTGATTATTACGGACGGCTTCGCTTAATCATTCCATCTGGATGGCAGCCCAATTGCAATAGATATCCAACGCTACAATTCCAGATTAACCGTCAATCAGCTTTCAGTGGAGCATGCACAATCATTTTGGAGGATAACGCTGGCAGATGGGCTGCTCGAGAGTTTAACATTCAAGCAGACAAATGGGTTTTACAAAAATTCAATGTGGGCAAAAAATATGCTAGTGAGTGGCAAGGGAGCGATATCGCTAACTTCAATTGGGAAATAATTAACGAGATCAGGTGGGATGTTCATTTTAGCGGAGTTGGAACAGGTAGCTTTTGGGTTGACAACCTTTTCTTCGATAGTGCTCGGTGGAGCGGAACTTACGGCTCAGGTTCTCGGGAATTGGCTGAAACTGATGAGGAGTTGCACACTGACAATGAATGTTTGCTCCGAGCTAAGGCGCTCTATGATTATCTCAGCAGCCCAGCAGAGTACATTCGAGTCGTAAGTGATGTTATCGATTTTGGAACCACACCTATCCTAGCTGCAGATCGCATTTGGATTACTCTGCCAAATGAGAATGTTGATGGCTACTACCGTGTGATCAGCGTTGAGTACAGGCTCATAGCGGAGACTCAAACCCTCGAAACAACATTGGAGCTAGGCAAGGAGCCACAGCTGCTCGCTGATTATCTCTATGCACTTCGGAGCAAGACTGGTAGCCTTTCACGCTACAAAATCGGGAGGATTTAATGATGAATGGGAAAATCTTGAAGCAACTCAAAATTTGTGAGAAGGGTGATTTCATCCAGGTTGATTGGTTCGATGCCAGCGATTGTTCTGGTCCGATAAGTGACCACAAAAAGCCTGAGTATCTCGTTAATGAATGGGGCGTTTATCTTGGAGTAGAGGGTAGCCCTAAGCATATTCTGTTAGGCAAAAATTACATTGAAAGAGACCAATGTTGGCATGCTACGAGGATTCCTCTTTCACTTATCCGAGCGGTGTCGATTGTCGCAAAGAAAGTTGTTAAACCTGTTTGGCTCCGGCGCTACTCTGTAGCCGAATACAAACGGGATCGTCTTGTGGTGAGAAGATGAGAGATTGGCTTCGAAAGGCTTTCACTAGAAAAATCGTGGTTGAAGACAGACGCGGCGAGATTCGAACTAAATTGGAGCCGCCTAGCCCTCGGCTGATCCTTGGTGTACAATTCGCCATCATTGCCTTGATCAGTCTCACCGCCCTAGAAACCATCCACATGGTCGTAGTAAAATCCTTCAGCTCAGAAATCTTTGCGGCCATCTCGCTAGTGATTGGAACTATTTTGGGTGCTTTCTTTGGAACCAAAGCCTAAGTATTATTGGACCCGTGAACAAGAAGCCAAACTTCTCGAGCTGTGGAAGAAAGGCATAACGGACCCTGCGGTTTTGGCGAAGGAGCTGTACCGTAAACCCGGAGCCATAAAGAAGAAGCTTGAGCGTTTGGGAGTTGTCGTCGTCTCTCAAAAATTTCATAGGACGACGACAAGTGAGATCGCTACGAAGGATCTACTAACACATGAGGAGGCATTGAAGCTTTTGGCTGGCGCCTTGAATGCCCTTCGTGAGCCTGGTCAAGACAAATTAGAGTTGCAGCGTCTTCGCATCCTCGTGGACGCTATTCAGGCGTACGATTCTGTCCTTGAAAAGTTTGAGCGGTGGAGTGAGATTGAGAGCCGTCTTCTCGAGATGGATAAGAAAATTGCGGAATTACGGAAAGGGCAGAAGGTACAGGCCTGACGCTCGAGACCATGCTCTAGGCATTTTAGAATCTCGATTGAGTGAGATTTGGCTCCAGGCTGAAGAAAAGCGAATGAGGCTCAGCTCTGATCCTATCACGTTTTTTGAGCAAGTTGTGGGATTCAAACCCACGGAGTATCAGGTCGACCTTGCGAAGAGGTTTGTTGAGAATCAATTTGTGGCTATGCGTTGGAGTCGCCAATCAGGGAAATCGTGGATATCCGCCGCTTTGCTACTCAATTATGCCTTGACACATCCAGGAATTCACATCGGAATTGTGGCTCCGGGCTGGCGCCAATCAAAGGCTGTAATCAGGCGAATTCAATATTTCTTGCAGAAACTTCCGAAAGAGATTTGCCCAAAGCCTGGGCGAACAGTTCTCTATCTGTCAAATGGTAGCATCATCGAGAGTTTTCCAAACAACGATCAGACAATCAGAGGCCCGTCGCTAAGCTGCATCTATTGGGACGAGGCAAATCATACGCCTAATGACATCGACCTATGGACCGCCATACTTTTCACGGTTTCAACTACGAAGGGCAAAGTCCTCGTCAGCTCTACGCCTTGGAACACGGATTCCGTCTTCTACAAGATTTTTCATAACGAAGATTTCAAGGATTTTGTGAGGAGCCATGTAATGTGGCAGCAGGCGTTAGAGCCAAACGGTCCGCTCGATAAGGCTACTCTAGAAAAGATTCGTAGACAGTTTGGTGAGGACCCATGGCGTTGGAAACGTGAGATGGAGGCTGAGTGGGCTGAAGATGAAACTGCTTGGCTGAGCCAAGCCTTGATCACGAAGTGCATTGCAACAGAGAAGACGCTCGGCGAGGAGTTGGATCTGTGGGATTTTGAAAGCGTACACAGAAATGTAACTCTGTTCGCTGGCCTGGACCTTGGGCGAGTACGAGATTATAGTGTCCTCGTAGTAATTGAGCAAATTAAAGACAACAAGTATGTACTCCGCCATGTCAAAATTTTCGACCTTGGGACCAGCTATGCTAGCGTGATCGGCTACCTCAAGACGCTGCAAGATCGGTGGGGCGGCTTCAGCAAAATTCGGATTGACAGCACTAACCAGGATTACGTTGTCGAAGATATGAAGAACAGTGGAATCGATAACGTGGAAGGCGTGAGGTTCACTGTCCCACGGAAACAGGAGATGGCTACGCTTATCAAGCAACGGATGATCCAGAACCAGTTTTGGTATCCGTACTTCACTTGGGCAAAGCCATATCCTGGCGAGTGGGTCACTGAACTCAACATCGAACGCTTCGAACTCCGCAAAGACGGGTCGATAGCCTACAATCACCCTCAGGGCACCCATGACGATTGCTTTTGGGCCTGCTGCCTCGCCTTGTACTCAACCGTTGAACTCATACCTGAGCCTTTCATCGCGGTGCTTCCAGCATGAGACAGCGTAGAGAACACTTCAAAATTACTCGTTGGGCTAGGCGTTATGATAAGCGCAGTGGCAAATTCATTGTCGACATCGCCTATCGGACAGCCACAGATATCACACCACGTACAATAGCGGTTTCTGAAGCCTTTGGCGTCGGCGTCGACCAAGAGCAGAAGTTTGTGGTCTATGACAACGTAGAGCTGAAGATAGGTCCTAAGGACGTCGTCCTGATCACAGGCGATTCAGGCAGTGGCAAATCTGTTCTCTTGAAGGCTCTTGCAAAGGACATCCAAGATAACCCTGAGCTGGGCGGAATCGTCAACATCACCGATGTATTCATCGATGAAGAAAAACCCTTGATCGAAACTGTTGGCGCCACTGTTGAGGAAGGCTTAGAGCTGCTCAGTCGCGTGGGCTTGAATGATGCCTTCTTGTTTGTGCGTCGTTTCAAAGAGCTTTCCGACGGGCAACGGTATCGTTATCGGATTGCCAAAATGATTGAGTGCGGTGCACAATGGTGGGTGATGGACGAATTCTGCGCTACTCTGGATAGGGATACGGCTAAAATCGTAGCTTTCAATGTGCAGAAGTTGGCTCGTCAGACCGGGAGAGCTGTTCTGGCAGCGACTACGCACACTGATCTGTTCGATGATTTGGCTCCTAGCGTCCATATTCATAAGCGGTATGGAAAGGAAATCTGTGTAGTGTACTATACAAATAAGCCAGCGAAGCAATGCAGCCTCGTCAAGGACATGTACGTGGTGCAGGCCAATTTGAAGGAATATGAGAAGCTGGCAGGCTTTCATTACCGTGATTCTGGAGGGATTCCCGTGGTGCAAAAAGTCTTCGCCTTGAAGCGGGGCGATGAGACAGTTGGTGTGATTGTGTACAAGTCGCCTGGTATGGTTGCTCTCGGTCGACTTCTTGCCCTTGGTCGCAGAATCATGCTGCAAGAATTGAACAAGGATTGGAGCCTGATCACCAGAGTGGTTGTGCATCCAAAATATCGCACTATCGGTTTGGGCGCCAAAATCGTGGAGGATACCCTGTACAAGTGCGGCAGACCTTATGTCGAAAGTATCGCTGTCATGGCTCGATACAATCCGTTTTTTCAGCGTGCGGGCATGCGGCGGATCGCAGAGAGTACACCTGACCGGCGCCTGCTCAAAACTCTAGCTAAATTAAGCGATCTGGGTTTTGACCAAACTTTTCTCAGCAGCCAAGCATATAATTTGCATAAACTTCGTGAGGACCCGAATCTTGTGGTCATGGTCAAGGATGTACTCCGTGAGTTTTCTCGAGGAGCCGGTATCTATCGAAAACGATTGGCTGGAACCCGAGACGCCATTCTCAGCCATGAAGAATTCAAAAGCATCTTGGAAAAGGCGGACAACGAGAAATTTGCTAAAATGCTTCGAATCCTCAGTTTTCTAGCCCAGCCAAAGGTCTATCTATTTTGGAAGAGCCCAGCTCTTGATTTTCTTAAGTTTCTCCAAGACGAGAAGTCAAAAATGAGTCGTTTAGCCTAGCCCAAACCCTCAAAAAGCCTCCTCCGTTTATGAGAGTCTCATAAGTTGCGGCGCCAGAGTCTGGCATTTCACTTTCACTCATCTCTCCAACTTTTGCCCCAGGGGGCAATTTTCTTAGGGTCGAAAAACCCTCGTGAAAAACACATGTCAAAGTGAAAGTATTCCGCTCGTTTTCATCATTCTCTTGTCTATTTTGTTTAAATGCGGCTTGGTTCAAAATTTTGCGACTAGTGTTTTTCTGCCCGCAGAAACGTTTTGCCGAGGGTTTTGAGGTCCATAAGCGTGTCAATTATTGTGATTAGGGTGAAAAGTACAGACTCTGTAATCGCAGGTGATGTTGATTGAGGGAATATGTGAGAGGAGCATTCCAATCGTTGAGCTGGGTTCGACTGCTGCTGAGCAACGTGAAGGATCTCGAGGGCCTCAAGAAGGTCCTGGATGAAATCGATTCTGCCATGGACAACATCAAACACTCGATAGGAGTCGACTTCAAGAAGGATATGGAGACCGAAATTAAAGGAGGAAATCCGAATTGCATGACTATGTGCGAGGCGCGTTTGAAGCCTTAAGCTGGGTGCAGCGGCAACTTCGCAAAATCGATACCAAGAAGGACCCGGTCGAGCAATTGAGTAGGCTAAACGATGAGGTTGAGGCTGCCATCGCTGACATTAAGGAAGGCGTTGCGGAGAACTTCAGATGGAAACTGAAAAGCTAACATTGAAGTGTCCTGTCGAGGGTTGCAACCAAACATTCACGGCAGCCACCGAATTTGAGGCCAGGATAAAACTCATTGCCCACGTCGCAGCTAAGCACAGTTAGCCTACTCTCTCTTTCCCGTTATTTTTTCATATTCCAACGTGACCAAAAGCCGTATCAAATCAGCATTCGACTCTATACCATAACGTTTCTTAATTGCAGCGAATTTTCTAGCCATGTCCCCTTCAAACACGACTCGAACTTGAAATGTTTCCTCAGATTCTTTTTCCTCTGACATAGTTTAGCACCTTGCGTGCTTTTTTGTAACTTTATGATATAAAAGCGTTGTGAAAGTCAACTATAGAAAATTATTTATACGCATCCTACGTTACAATAAGTTACGTGGTGTTACAATGAGTGAAGAAGAAGTGAATATAAGGGTTGAATTCACTGGCGAAATGGCGAAACGCTTCAAAAAAGTGAAGGAAAAGCTGGGATTAGAAAATAACACTGAGGTCCTCCGCGCTCTTGTCAACAAGGAATTTTCAGAGCTAGAGAAGCGCTAGGGAGGTTAAAGCTGTGGGCAGGGTTACTGCTAGGATGCTTCACGACCTCGGCGTTAAGAATGGGCCTGATCTGCCAGTGTCGTTTGACCCCGTGCAATTGGCTAAGGCATCGATTCTCCAGGAGTTGGAAAGATTGTTCAAAGGTGATTATGGTCTCTGGCTCCGGTCCTTGAAACGTCTCCAGGCAAAGGATGCCGCCACAAAATTTCTGTCGCCTGTTCAATCTCAAGCGGTGCAGCAATTGATTGACGAACTCGAAAAAAGAGCTGGTGAAAATTGTGGAAACCGTTAAACTCCATCCTACAGGGATAACCACAAAAATCGCTTCAGTGCTAACTCCAAAAGAAGCCAGAGGTAAATGCCCGAATTGCGACGTACCCTTAGAGCTAAGAAAATTCGTCGATTCTTATGGACCCAATGACGAACCGGGCGACATCAACAAGGACCTTTACTGTCCAAAATGCGATATTCGGTGGCAACAAGAGCCAGGTCCACACGATTTCTGGGTCGAAAAGAGGGTTGGTGGCCGCTGATGGAAGTTGACCTGAAGGTTGTTGAGCATCGGAAGACCGAGACAATTGACAAAGTGCCGCGTTATACTGTGCTTCTCAAGGGCTTAACTGTAGAGGCGCAGGAGATCAGGCTTAGCATCAAGGGCGACAAAGAGGACCTGTTCAAAAACTATGCGTTGAAAACTGAGCACACGATTAAGGTTCATAATCCGCAAACCAAACTGACCTGAGGGCTAATTTTTGGGTTTTCAGCTTTCTCGAGCGAACGCTCTATACAATCGCCGTCGTAAACGTAAGAGTTGCCATGGCTGTGCTCACGAGTGGGCTGACGCCTGCGACCACAACAACCTGCATTTGCCCAGCCAGAAAAGAATCTGTGAAGATTGCGCTCGGAATCCTAAGCCTGCACGTTTTCCAACCGTTGACCGATTTGTCTCAATGAGACAAATGATTGATGAGGCGGTCCCCGCAACATGAGTGGCCAGCAGATTCTCTCCGGCGCCACAGAAAAGCTGCCCTCCTGGAGGCCTCAGGGCATTCCGCTTGACGAACCTGAACGCAATGCGTACCGGCAGCTGTGCATTCAGGCTGTGTTTTCTGTTTGGGCTAATGAGCGTCGACCTGCTCATTTGAGTGAGATCTACAGGTTTGTGAGGGCTCGAATCAAAGAGAAGATTGCGGATCGTGAGTGGCCGTTTTCGCCTTACCGTGGAAAACGGACTGTGGACCGTCGTGTCAATGAGGCTGCTTCATCTGTCTTCTATGCTGATGGCGTTGCCAAAATTGTTGCTGTCACTTCTGGCATTTATCAGCCGA